GTACACGGATGGCCGGAATGTCAGCTTTTCCGACGCGCTAGTCGCGTCAAGCACGACGCCGACCGTCACGACCCGAGCGAGCCGGATCGAGAACATCCCCGACGACGACGTTGAACTGTACTTCTACCTGTGGTCGTTCAACGGCACAACGGCCCCCGCCAGCACAACCACTTGGACGGTAGGCTTTGTTTGCGTCGAAGACACCGTAAACGCGCCTACGTTTCTGGCTGGCGTGCGCCCGCTGGGAGCACAAGCCGCGCTGCCTGTGTCCGGTCAAGGTACGTTTACGGTCTCTTTCACGCAGCCCGCGCTGGTTGCAGGCTCCGCCGCGATTGGTGACGTCGGCGTGCAGTACCGCGGCAGTGCGACGGGCGGCAGCACGCCAATCAACCTTAACTGCCCGGCCACGCCGGCCGCGCAGGCGGTCAAGGCGTCGGCTGGCCGCTTTCTCAAGGGCGTGGTCATCAACACGGCGACCAGCCTGCGGTATCTCAAGGTCTACAACACTGCCGCCGGCTCCGTGGTGCTGGGCACCACGGCGGCCGTGCTGGACATCCCGCTGGCGGCCAACGGCGCGCCCACGCGGATCGACTTCGGTGAGGCAGGCGTCGGTTTCTCCGCCGCCATGAGCGTGGCCATCACGGGCGGCCGTGGCACCACCGACAACACAGCGGTCACCCTCAACGACGCCGCCGGCGTCATCACCTACGCATAAAGGAGGCTTCCATGCCCACCAAACCCTGCACCGTTGAAGTGATGGTGCGTGACGACGAACACGGCACCAACAGCGGCACGCCGTTCTACATTCTCAACGTCGAGATGGCGCAAGGCAGCACCGAGGACGAAGGCGCCACCGTCGTCATCGGCAACGGCTACGTGCCGAGCATCCACCTGGCCGCCGCCGCCGACATCCAAGTCACTGTGCACCAGCCGTCGGAGATCAAGACGCCGGCCGCGCTTGTCACCCGCGTCGATGACGCCATCGAGAACACCAGCACCCTGACCTTTAACCTGACGCCGTAACCCCATGCTGCTGCTGCTCAACCAGCCGGCGAGCGGCAGCGTCGCATTGGCCGGCGCAGCGCAGGCCGGCGCAACGGCCGCTGGCGAGATCGCCAAGGCGGTCTCGCTGGTCGGCATTGCTGTCGCTGGCGCAAGCGCCAGCGGCGCCGTGTCGAAGTCGGTGCCACTGTCCGGTGCGGCGGCCACGCTGGTGGCGGCGGCCGGCGCACTCTCGCTGCAGGTCAGGTTGTCAGGAGAGGCATTGGCTGCGCTGTCCGGCGCGGGCGACCTGAGCGTGTCCGCCAGCTTCGGCGGCGCTGCGCTGGCGCAGGTTGCTGCAGCCGCAAACATCACGTTGGGCAAAGGACTTGCCGGTGCGGCAATGGCGGGTGCTACCGCCGGGGCGGTGCTCACGGTGTCGATGCAGCTATCGGGTGCTGCGCTGGCCGCGGCGCAGGCGGCAGGCATGCTGCTGCTTAACGTGCCGCTGGCCGGGGCTGCGGTGGCAGGCAGTGCCGCCGCCGGCGCGCTACAGACAGACTTGGCCGGCGACCTGTTCCGCCCCGGTCTGCTGGCGCGGCGCTTTGTTGCCGCGCAGGCCGTGCGCAGGGTGGCGGCGTGACCGTACTGCGCCGACAGCTCGGCGTCTTTGTCCCCGGCGAGGTCGACGTGGTGGAGTGCGACTACTCCGCGCGCCTGGGCGACGGGGAGACGATCACGAGCGCGGCGCGCACGCTCACGGTCATCAGCGGCGCCGATCCTGCGCCGGGCAACGTGCTGGCGGGTGCCGCGCAGGTGCAAGGCCCCCTGGTGCGTCAGATGCTGGCCCCGAGCGTGGCCGGCACAACGTACCTGCTCACCATCCTCGCTACCACCAGCAATGGGCGCACGCTGCCCGGCGTGTGCGTGGTGCCGGTCCGCAACCCATAGTGCCGCCATGCAGCTCTCGATCGATTTCTGGCAGTGGCTCGCAATACAAGGCGCGATGCTCACGTTTTTCTTTGGGGCTCTGGCCGGGCTGGCGCGGCTGGTGCTGCGGCAGTTCGAAGCGCGCATCGACGCGCGGCTCGATGTTGCGGACAACGCCCGCTCGCATGCCGTCCTGCAGTCGGAGGAGCGGTTTGCGGCTCTGGAGCGCGAGCTGCGCGAGATCCACCGCGCGCAGGGCGGGGCACGCGAGGAGATGCTGCGCGACTACGTCCGGCGTGAGGACTCGATCCGCGACCAGACCGTGACCAGCGCCAAGCTCGACGCGCTGGCGAGCGAGATCAAGCTGCTGGCTCAATACGTGGCGCGACTTCAAGGACCGCAATGATCGACATCGCAAAGGCTGCGCGCGAGACGGCGCGCTGGCTGATCCTGGTGACGCTCGACAAAGCCCGCCCGCTGGGTGCGGCCGAGAGCCTCATTGCGAGCGTGCTGGCTGCCGTGCCGCACCCCATCACCACCCACGAGCTGCGGCGCGAGCTGGACTACCTCGAGGACCGCGGGCTGGTAGAGATTGGCGGGCGCAACTCGCCGCAGTGGCACGCGAGCCTGACCCGCACCGGCGTCGACGTGGTGGAGTACACCGTCGAGTGCGACGCCGGCATTGCCCGCCCAACGCGGTACTGGCACTGACATGCCCAAGCGGAGCAAAGTGGGCGCGCTGCCGGCAGATACCCGCCAGTGGCTGGAGGCCGTGCTCGTGAGCAACCAGTTTGGCGGGTACGAAGAGCTGGCTGCCGCGCTGGCGGCGCGCGGCTACCAGATCAGCAAGAGCGCGCTGCACCGGCACGGCCAGCAGTTTGAGCGGCGCCTTGCGGCCATCAAGGAGGCGACCGAGGCGGCGCGGGTCATCGCCGAGCACGCGCAGGACGACGCGGACGACCGCAGCGCCGCGGTCATGGGGATGGTGCAGTCGGACATCTTTCACATCCTCGTGGACCTGCAAGATGCCGATGGCGACACCGACCCGGCCGAGCGGCTCAAGCTGCGCGCCCGCGCGGCCAAGAGCATCGCGGAGCTGAGCCGCGCCAGCGTCAACCAGAAGAAGTGGATGACGCAGGTCCGGGCGCGCGCCGAGCAGGCGGCCAGCAAGGCCGACAAGATTGCCCGCAAGGGCGGGTTGTCCGCCGCCGCGGCGGACGAAATTCGCCGGGCGATCCTCGGCATTGCGGGCTAGGCCGGGTGGATGCCGTGCGCCAATGCCTCTGCGGCCGCGTCAGACGCGTGTCAGACGCGATTTCTGGGGCTGGGTGGTGCCTACCCACACGGGGCGGGCTTGCGCGGCTTGTAGGGCCTGATTTTCGGTGGGGGGTCTGGCATGGGTAAGCCGGCCGCGCCGCGGCGAGCGGCGGCGGCGCCCGCCGGGCTGCCGGCCGACCCCCTTGTGGACGCGCTGCCGGCCGCGTCGGGGCTGGCGCCGGCTGCCCTGCTGGGCTACCAGCAACGCTGGGTCGCGGACCGCAGCGCGCTCAAGGTGGCCGAGAAAACCCGCCGCTGCGGCCTGACCTGGGCGGAGGCCAGCGACAACGCCCTGGACGCTGCCCGCGCCGGCGGCAGCAGTACCTACTACATCTGCCCGAACCAGGACATGGGCCGCGAGTACATCGATGCGGTGGCCACGTGGGCGCGCGCCTACGACCTGGCCGCCAGCGCGATTGCCGAGGGCGTGTACGACGACGGGCCGGACGCGCCGTCGGACCGCCGGTACATCAAGACCTTCGAGGTGCGCTTCCCGGCCACCGGCCTGCGCGTGACCGCGCTCACCAGCCGGCCGAGCAACCTGCGCGGCAAGCAGGGCAACATCGTCATCGACGAGGCGGCGTTCCACCAGGACCTCGCCGAGCTGCTCAAGGCCGCGCTGGCGATGATCATGTGGGGCAACAGCGTGCGCGTGATCTCCACGCACAACGGCGCGGCCAACGCGTTTGCGGAGCTGATCGAGGAGGTGCGGGCCGGCAAGCGCGGCGGCCGCGCCAACGTGCACCGGATCACGTTTGCCGATGCGGTGGCCGACGGGCTGTACCGCCGCGTGTGCCTGCGCCGCGGCCGCCAGTGGACCGCTGAGGGCGAGGCGGCCTGGGTGCGCGAGGTACGCGACACCTACGGCGAGGCGGCGGCGGAGGAGCTGGACTGCATCCCGAGCCAGGGCGCGGGCGCTTACCTGCCGCTCGCGCTGATCGAGGCGCGCATGGCGCCGTGCACTGTGGTCGACGATCGTTCACCGGCGCGCGCGGCGTTTGATGCGCGGCTGCCGGTGATCGTGCGCGGCGCCTGGGATGAGCCGTTCGGGCGGATGGCGGAGGACGTGCGCCGGTACGCAACTGATGGGTGGATTGCCGAGCGGCTGGCGCCGGTGCTGGCGCTGCTGTCGCCCGACGAGGTGTTTTCGGTGGGCGGCGACTTCGGGCGGCTGGTGGACCTGAGCATCTTTGTCCTGCTGGGCCAGTCGCGCGACCTGGTGTGCCGGCCGCGGCTGGTGGTGGAGCTGTCCAACTGCCCGTTCAGGTCGCAGGAGACGATTCTGTTCGCGCTGTGCGACGGCGTGCGCCGCCGCCGCGCTCTGGCGCTGGACGCGGGCGGCAACGGGGCCGCGCTGGCCGAGTACGCCGCCCAGCGCTACGGCTCGCAATGCGTGGAGCAGGTGAAGTTCAGCGACAGCTACTACCTGCAGCACATGCCGCGCTTCAAGGCTGCACTGCAGGACGCGACGCTGACCGACCTGCCCCGCGACATGGAGCACCGCGACGACCTGCGCGCGCTGCGCGTGATCGACGGCACGCCCAAGCTGCCCAAGGCCAAGACGCAGCGCGCGGGCGCCGACGGCGCGCGGGTCACGCGGCATGGCGACTACGCGATTGCGCTGTTCCTGGCGCACCGCGCGATGCAGATGGAGGCCGGCGAGATCGCGTTCACGCCCGCGCCGCGCGGCGGCGGTGAGTTCGACGAGCGCGAGGACGACTGGGGCGGCACCGCCGCGCGCGTTGGCGTGCGCCGCAAGGCCGCGTACTGATACAGGAGGCAGGCATGGCGATTGTTGATCAGTACGGCCGCGCACTGGATCGCAGCGCGCTGCGCGAGACGCAGACCGCGGCGCTGGTCGCGCTGCACCGCGAGTTTGCGACACACCCGGCGCGCGGGCTGACGCCGGCGCGGCTGGCGCGCATCTTGAGCATGGCCGAGATCGGGTCCCTCTTCGACCAGTTCGACCTGTACGAGGACATGGAGGAGCGCGACGCGCACATCTACGCCGAGATGAACAAGCGCCGCCTGGCGCTGCAGTCGATCGAGTGGGAGATTGCGGAGCCGCCGGGCGCGACGGCCGCAGAAAAGTCCGCGACGGCTCTGCTGCGCGAGCTGTACGCCGGGCTGCCTGACATGGCCGATCTGCTGTTCGACATGTCTGATGCGATCGGCAAAGGCTTTGCGTGCCTGGAAATTGCCTGGTCGCGGCAGGGGCGGTACTGGCTGCCGGAGAGCATCGAGCACCGGCCGCAGCGGTGGTTCCGCACGCCAACGGGCAATCGCAACGAGCTGCGCCTGCGCGACAACAGCGCAGACGGCGCGGCGCTGTGGCCGTTTGGCTGGGTGCAGCATGTTCACCGGGCCAAGAGCGGGTACCTGGCGCGCGCCGGGCTGTTCCGCGTGCTGGCCTGGCCGTACCTGTTCAAGGTCTACTCGGTGCGCGACCTGGCCGAGTTCCTTGAGATCTACGGCCTGCCGATGCGCCTGGGCAAGTACCCGGCGGGCGCCAGCGAGTCCGAGAAGGCGGACCTGCTGAGCGCCGTCGTCAACCTTGGCCACAACGCCGGCGGCATCATGCCGGCCGGCATGCAGCTTGAGTTTGCGGAGGCAGCCAAGGGCACGCACGACCCGTTTGTCGCGATGATGACCTGGGCCGAGGCAAGCCAGAGCAAGGCGATTCTGGGGCAGACGCTCACCGCGCAGGCCAGCAACACCGGTACGCAGGCGCTGGGCAAGATCCA